GGGACAGGGAACACTAGACAGGAAACGCTTAGATCGTTTGGTATCAACGCTCGTATTGCACCGAGACAAGGTGTCGACGATGGTATTAATGCGGTACGAATGTTGCTCCCTAAGTGTTGGTTTAACACAGCGAACCCCGGGGTTCAGCGCGGTGTTGACTGCCTTAGAAACTACGAGCGCAAGTGGGATACTAAGAACAAAATCTTTCTCGATACTCCTCTTCATAATTGGGCCTCCCATGGTGCCGATGGATTTCGTGTATTTGCTACTGTACATTCCCCACACAGATCGAATAAAATGAAGGAATTGCCGCGAGTAGCAGAATACAATCATAACCCCTTTAGGAGATAGTTATGGCGAAATTATTTGGAACTAATAAAAGAACATTAAGTAGCTATCAAGCAGGGCGCACTTTTGATCCAGAGCAAACTACTATGGGCATGAACTATGACCAGCTATACAATAATAAAGCGACACTAACCGATAAAAATACAGGTCAGACTAGGGAAGTAGACGTAGACCCTAATTATATCGAACTTAGTGCCGCGGATCAATTATCCGTAAAGAATAACAAAAACTTCAAAGATACTCAAAAGCGCCTCCAGTCATCAGGGGTTAGTGCGCAACAATCAATCCTTGGTGGGGGAGGCTACTAATGTCAACAACAGTACCGTTAAGTGGTGGTTCTAACGGAACCGTCGAGTATATCTGTAACAAGTACGATAAACTCGAAGCAGCTATGGGAGTTTGGAAGACTCACTGGAAAACTATCGCCAAGTATACAATGCCTAATAAGGACTTCGTATTCGGTGGACAGACTCCGGGTGAGATGAAAGACTGGCAACTTTTCGATGCCATTGGCGTGTATTGCGCCGACCGTCTAGCCTCTGCATTCCATGGAATGCTTACAAACCCATCAAGTATCTGGTTCGCCATATCATGTGGCGACCCTTTAATTGACAATCTGCCCCAAGTTGCGAAATGGGAGCAAGACTGCGCCAGACTTATGGTCTCGGCTTTAAACAACTCAAACTTCCAGTCCGAGATTCAAGAGGTCTATCAAGAGATAGTGACTATTGGTACTGGGCACATGAAGATTGAAGAAGATGATTTGGATATTTTCCGTTTCACTTCTCGTCCAATCTACGAATCTGCCGTGTCTGAAAACCATCTTGGGATTATCGACACACACTACTATAAGTATGAGTACACATTAGATCAGTTAGCTGAAGCGTACCCAGATACAATCCCTCCAGAATTAGAAGAGCAACGCTTCAAAGACCCTCTAAAAAAGGTGTGCATAATTCACGCCATTGAACCTAGTCATCGCTTGCCACCGAAGCTAAGACACGCTATTTTACCTATCACATCTATACATGTTTTGAAGGAATTTAAGGTCATTCTTAAGAAGTCAGGCTTCGAGGAAAACCCGTGTATTACTCCTAGGTTCTCTAAGATTTCAGGGGAAATGATGGGTCGCTCTCCGGCTATGAAAGCACTGCCAGATATTATGATGGCTGACGCTATGATGAAAGCCTTTATTGAGCAGGCTCAGGTAGCGATTGCACCACCGCTCCAAGTTCCAGATGAAGGGGTATTATTACCTATTCGCCTTGAACCAAGAGGAACAAATTACTATCGCGCAGGGACAAAGGATAGAATCGAGCCACTTAACATTGGGGGAAATCTCTCAATTGGTGACGACATTCTGGAAAGAGTCCATTCTAAAATTAAACAACACTTCTTCATTGACCAACTACACTTAGTTGAGAATGACAGAATGACAACAGTTGAAGTAATGCAACGTAGAGATGAGCAACTTAGAACAATGTCACCTATATTAGGAAGACTACAGAATGAGTTCCTTAGACCCACTGTTCAACGCATTTTCGGAATTATGGCTAGGAAAGGATTGTTTCCACCTCTTCCTCCCGAGCTTAAAAATAAGAAGCTCGACATTAAGTTTGTCTCTCAACTGGCACGAGCACAGGAATCAGTTGATGGCGAAAACTTTATGCGATCTTGGGCAATGTCGGTGGAAATTGCAAAAGCTCAACCGCAAGTGCTAGACTTTATCAACGGAGATAAAGCAGTTCAGTTCGCATTTAAGTCATACGGGACACCGTTAGCACTTCTTAATGAGAATGGTGTAGTAGAAAAGATGCGTGAATCTCGAGCACAACAACTTGAGGAGGAACGTCAGATAGCTAATCAAGAGGTACAGTCTAAGACCGCAGTCAACGTAACAAAGGCGGCGCAGGAGTAATATGAAACAGGACATGGGAGTACTAGAAAAGTGGAAAGGGAGAAGTAAACGAGCAGAACTTCTCCTTAAGTACATGGCAGTTTTCAATACGGACGACGGGAGAGCAATTCTGGCAGATATGTGCAGAACTTTCCACGTTTTCGACTCTACAATGGGCGACAGTCCGCAAGAAACAGCATTCAACGAAGGAGCGCGTAGTGTAATATTACGCATTCTAAAAACAATAAACACTGATCCCGAAAAGCTAGAAGCACTTCTACGCGAGGGACAATCAGACAGGAGAATCTAATGAAGTTCGGAATGAAGTACATGTTAATGTCAGCAATGGGCGGAGGAGATGGCGGCGGAGGAGATGGTGGGGGAAATCCTAACCCGAATCCAGCACCAGTTATCAACCCAAACCCAATTACAGACCCACAAAATGTTGATCCAAATGCAGGATTAAACACTCCTGACTGGTTAAAGGGGATTGATGCTGATCTAGTAAATGATCCAATCATGAAGAACCATAAAGACATCCCGTCATTGGTAAAAAGCTATGTGCACGCAGCGCGCATGGTCGGAGCCGATAAGGTTGTCGTTCCGGGGAAGAATGCTACTCCAGAAGAGATTAAAAACTATATCTCTAAGCTAGGGTTGCCGGACTCAACTGATAAGTACGAAGTAAAAATCGGGGAAGACTCGTTATTTTCTGGCGACAAATCAAAGGCACTAAAAGAACTGGCCCTTCAAAACAACATTCTACCTAGTCAGCTTCAGAGCGTAATGGATTTTGTAGAAAAGAACCTTTCAGACTTGGTTGGCGCTGATGAGAAAGAATCAATGACTGAAAGAATCAACGGAATCAATGGGCTTAAGCAAGAATGGGGAGAGGAAGGATTCAAGAAGAATGCTCACCTAGCTCACGTTACGGCAAAGCACTTTGGTGGGGATGATTTCATTAAGCACTTAAACGAAACAGGTCTTGGAGACAACCCTGCTCTAATTAAAGTGTTCGCTGAAATTGGTTCTAAGTTAAAAGAAGAAGATGTTTTCAAAAGAGATATCACAGGTCAGTACGGTAAAACTAAGGCAGAGGCGCAGAGAGAAATCAATGCAATGTTCTCTGATCCAGCTTACCTGACTAAGTCTCACCCTTCTCATAATGACAAGGTTCAAGAGATGTTAAAACTTCAGGGTATTTTACACGGAACAAATTAAAATAAATAGTTGACACAAAATACGCATCGCGCTTATCCTAGTAGTCATAGAGAGATTGATACTAGGATAAGCCCTTCACAGAGCCCCACAACAAGTAGTGTTACATCTCCTGAATTAAAGACCCCTAATCGGGACAATCTTTAGCAAAAATGCAAAAAGTAAACTTTAATTGTTAGGAGATTCAAATGTCAAACTTAGTACCTATTAACTTCGTGAACTCGTTCTCAAGCAACGTGTTCCACCTATCACAACAAAAAGGATCGCGCTTTGCTATGCACTGTCGCAATGAAATGCAGAAGGGTGAAAAAGACTTCTACGATTACATTGGGCCAACAGCGGCAAGACGTAGAGCAGGACGCCACTCGGATACAGTTTATACTGATACTAGTCACGGCAGACGTGCTTGTTTTATCGACGATTTCGACTGGGCAGACCTAGTTGATAAGCCGGATAAACTAAGAATGATCTACGATCCAGAAAACGAGTACGCTGTTGCAGCTAGAAATGCAATGGGTCGCTCAATGGATGACGTGATTATCGAAGCTGCTTTAGGCACTTCATACACTGGAAAAGACGGAACTGTTCCAGTTGTTCTTCCAAACACTCAAAAGGTTGTTGCTTTCGACGGCACGACTACTACTGGTGTTGGTCTGAACGTGCTGACTCTTAGAGCAGTAAAAAAGAAATTCAACAAAGCAGAAGTAGACGCTGGAGAATTATTCTTCGCTTATACTGCTGAAGAGCAAGACTCTTTACTAGGCCAAACTCAGGTAACTTCATCTGACTACGCTAACGTAAAAGCTCTAGTTCAAGGTGCGGTAGACTCATTTATGGGCTTCCGTTTTATCCACTCTGAAAGACTTCCAAGACCTGCGGCTAACGTGACTTATACTGTGACAAACGGTACAATCGCGGCTGGAACAGGTACAGTAACAGCGGCTAAAGGTCGTAGATGCTTTGCTTGGGAAAAATCTGGATTACTTTTCGCTAAGGCACAAGACATTGTGACTAAGATCGACGAGCTTCCGGGGAAAAACTATTCAACTCAAATCTTCGCTTCTATGACTATCGGGGCAACTCGTATGGAAGAAGTAAAGGTTGTTGAAGTAGTTACTTCAGAACTGTAATTTAATAGGGGACTAACCTCCCCTATAACAAAATTTGTAGGAGATTTTATGGCAGATAGAAATGGCGTTAATTACGCAAAAGAAATTTCAAAACCGAGCGAGCAAGCTGAGCCGGGTTCACGTAATGCTCCTATTAGAGTAATCCTAGATTACATCTTAGGAAGTGTTGCAGTAGCTGGTGACGTTATCTCTTTAGGGAAAATCCCAAAGGGTGCACGAGTAATTCGTTGCTCAAATGTTGGCGGTGGTACTTCTCCTTCATACTCTGTAGCACCAATGCAGAAAATGGCGGACGAAGCTGTAGTTACATTCACAGTCGGAACAACTCCGGGCGCTGATGTATACGCTTTCGTTGAATACGTGATGAACTAATCAACAGGGGCTTCGGCCCCTTTTTATTGGGAGATCACTATGACCGAATTAGAAATCATGAACTCAGCCCTAATCAAGGCTGGCTCTGAAAAAATTGAAGCACCTACAGACGTGAACAAAAGAGCAATTACTGTTTCTACACAGTATCCTTTTATTCGTGATATGCTTTTATATAGCTACCCATTCAAATTTTCTATGGATAGAGCTATACTTACTGTTGATCCAATTCCACCTGTGTTTGGTTTTGCGTACCGTTACGAGCTTCCGGCAGATTGCTTGCGCCCTTTAGATATAGGATGCAATACAACTAAGTGGGAAGTAGAAGGCGGATACATTTTAACTGACCGCAACTCAAACATGAACTTGAGATATATCAAGCGCGTTACTGATACAAGTAAATTTGATTCGATGTTCTCAGAAGTCCTAGCACTTTATCTGGCGTTTGATATTAGTTTTCAATTGACTCAATCATCTACTTTCCAAGAAAAGCTTGATGCCCGCGTGAATGAAATGCTAAGATCATGTAGATCATATTCAGCGCAACAAGGGATTCCAAGAGAATGGATCATTGATGCTTTTACATCAGCGAGAAGATAATGAAATTTTCCACACTCATCACTACGTTTAAAAACGGGCTGGTATCTCCTCTTATCAGGGGGCGAAAAGATATTGATGGCGTTGCTTCAGGCGCAGAAGAGTTCGAGAACTTCAGAGTTGACTCAATAGGAGCATCTTGGAGAAGAGAGCCTGTGGTATACACTGGTAATATTATAAATACACAGCCAACGAGTGTTACTCAAAACTTTATCTTCACCTTACTAGGTAAAGACTATAGCTTTTCTTTTAATAGAGATTTTGCGTTCAATGATGTAGAATCTAGCAATCCTTATGACTCAAAATTTCTGACTATAGATTTTAATAATCAACCATCTGGCATTACTGGGCCTTTCGTATTCGCTCCTTTTGGAGGAGTAGGACTAACTTCTCCCACTGATGGGTTTATTATGTGGGGACAAAGAAATGGAGTAAGTAGTGGTTTAAATGATTATTTACACCAAAGACTGACTATTGTGCAACACACTCAAATAAGTGATAGAACGATTGTTTTCACAACTAACTCATTTTCGTTTTGTGTTAGTTTGGTTAATATTGAAGTAGCATCTGGGGCGACTCCTCCCTTACCCCAGAAAGTATCTAAGTCTCACTTCATAATGTACCCACATTTCATGAACCTTTCTGCATACAGAGGGGGTACTCAGTTAAGCACAGCTATTCCGGTTCCAATTAGGCCAATAAATTATCCTTTCAATTTCCCTAATACAGATACATCTAAGATTGTTTATGTCTCTCTTGCGGATGGTCAACTTGGGACAAATGCAACTTCAGGTGTGCTAGTGAATTCAGATAATAATTTTATTTATTATGTGGATATTCCATATAGCCTAACAGAACAGTTCTTTAACGGGTCTGAATTTGAAGGTGCTTTTATCAGAGTTGCAACTCAGGACTCCAAAGAGGGAGTCTATTTCCTAACTAAAGGGATTCAAGATATAAACAGAAGCGGAATATTATGCAGAACGTATTCTGCAATTCAAATTGTAGGTGGAGGCCCAAGTGCCGCGGGTACTTCAGTGTGGTCACTTTCAACTTGGAGAGATTTCGCAGGGCACCCTAAAGTAGTTACAACTTTTAAATCAAGACTAATGTTCGCCAATGGGGGGAGAAATAATCTCACTACTATTTGGGCAGCGGCAGTTAATAATGACAACCCATTCGATTACCAAGGCTTCATGGAAGACACGCTCATCCAAGACGTGACAACAGATGGCTCTGGTATGAAGTATTTCAATTCCACGAACCCTAACCGTAGAGGTTTCTCTCTGGCGTTCAGTGACGGAGATGGTCAAGAGATTCGATGGATGATGGCAAGAAACAGACTTCACTTTGGTACATCTAATGGAGAATACCAGATTCAAGTTCCGACCGCCTTTACTAGAGAAGCCGCGACTCAAAGCAGAATTGGGACAATCTCTTCTGATTTTATTCAGCCAGTGGGTGGTGATAAAAAGATCATTTACTCTGCAAATAGAGGGAAAGAGCTCAGATATATTTCAGTCGAAGACAGGGACTACGAGTCAGTTGATAATAAAATTAACGCTGTCCTATCAGGTCTAAAGATCACGATAGGTAAAATACAGTGGTACGAAAAACATAGAGTACTGGTGATTTTAACTAAAGAGGGCGAAGTGTATGGCTTCTCTTTCGACAGTATGTTACAGATCGCCGCTTATTCTAAATGGTCTTTTCCAGTTAAGATTTTAGATATCGCCGCATCTAATACAAAGTGCAAACTATTCTTCGATCAAGGTGACGCGATTGGTTCTGTCACTTTAGATGACGATGAAATTCCATTTATTGACTACGCGGGTTTTTATCACTACTACGATTTTTATAAAATAGTTCAAATAACAAACCCAGCCTTTGACTACGCAGGTCACGCCGCTTCTGTTGCTAACCTGACGGCAGGGGCAGGAACAATTGAAGTTTCTTTTTATTACAAAGAGGAAGTATTTACATCACCACCATTAAGCTCCACAGAAAATGCAGGGTCTCCAAGCTTTGCTCTTCCTTCTTCAATGACAAGCAGGTTTCTGACGGATGAGTACATTCTAGTTGGGGTTAAGTATAAGAGTAGAGTTAGATCAATGCCTATCAATGAGGGGTCACAGTATGGTTCACCAGTGGGCGATGTTCATAGGATAGATCGTGCTACGTTCCAGTTATTTGAGTCGGGAAAATTCAGATATGGATCGCATGATACACCACTTTACACATCTGAAGGTCTAAATTCTGGACAAGTAAAGACAAAGGATTATACTTATGAATTACCACAGAGTTCTGACCGTGAGCAATATGTCGTTATTGAGACAGATGAGCCTACACCTTTAACAATTTCTGGTGTAGCATTAAGAGGATTAAGTAATTCAGGAGAATAAATGGCAGACTCATCTACAGGCTCTATCATAGGTAGTACGGCGCAAGGTGCCGCGGCTGGATCATCACTGGGCCCATGGGGTGCCGTTGCAGGTGGAGCTATTGGATTAACCTCTGGTTTACTAGGTGCAAAATCAGCTAAAAAAGCAGCTAAAGCACAGGCAGAAGCTCTAAGAAAGAGAGCCGCTGAAATCCGTAGACGTGGTGAGATCAACGCTCAACAAGTAATTACTCAAGGTGATTTAGATCAAACAACATACGCTGTAGATCAAGCAAGCAGTGGGTTCAGATTCAGTATGTCTGACTACGATTCGCTTAATGTCCTTAGAGACAGAGCGTCAGAGCAAGCTGACCTTATTCGTCAAGAGGCTTCATGGGAAGCTGAGACTTCGATACAAGAGGCAGATCAGTACAGACAAAAAGCAAAATCAGAAGAAGTGCAAGGATACCTAGGTGCGGCATCAACTGTCTTAGGAACTTATTCAAAAGTTAAGGGGTACAGCTAATGGCTCAAATCGACTTAGGTAGATATGACAATACTATTTCCAAATCAGTTGCGGTTGCCGATGTCTCGAGTGATCCTAATGCGGGAACGTACCGTGCATTAGGTCAATTGGGAAATGATGCACTCAATCTAGGAAATCAAATTTATCAGAAAGAACAAGAGATCAAGCGAAAGTCTGATGCTTGGGATGCATACTCACGTTATACTCAAACTCTATCGAATGATAAACTCAAGGCCAAGAGCCGTTGGGACAAGCTAGGTAACGTAGATAATGTTCCTTATGGGGAATACATTGCGACTAGATCAGATGATCTTTCACGAGAGATCGGGGAAGGAATCGAGGACGCGGACACACGCGAAATGTTTACGCGAATGGTTAGACCGGATGACCTACAGACTAAGGTTGGTGGTGTAGTAGATACCCAACAACGCAAGCTTAAGGCGGCGCCAGAGTATTATCTGGAGCAAGGTCAAAAGATCGCATCACAGGCAGTCGACATTAATAGTGTTGAGGCAAAAGATTTCGTAGTAGAGGGGCTTGATAAGAACCTTCAGGAATCTAACGAGATCATTGGTTCATTCGATCTTGATTCACAGAAAAGAACAGCAGACGCAATCCTTTTAGAGGGTGGGCGTGCGTTAGCAGATAAGTTTACTTCTCTACACTTAACAGAGGTAGCTTCAACAGGACAAGTTCTCAGCGAATTTACTGGCGTGAACATTATATTCGATGGAACACAGCGCAAGTATCTTATCGACTGGTTAAAGTCTACGACTTCGCAGGCAGAAACAGAAAACATTATCAATGATTACCTAATGTCATCTGCTCCAAAGCTTCAGAAGCTTATCGAGCTAGGTGGAATTAAGACTGAAACTCCGGCAGGAGAAATAGGAAGTATTCGCCCATATTTGGAAGACAATGGCTCTTTCTCTATGGACGTTATTGACATTGAAGGGAACGTAACTGAGAAGATTAAGCTTCCAGACATCGTTGACCCTACATTTGGCAGAGTCGAGAACAAGAGTACTAAGTACTTTAACGCTCTTCCAGCTAGAGAGAAGATTGCTTTTTATGAAAAGATCATGAAGCAAAGATTCGAGATCAGTGACACAT